AGGGGAGGGAAAGGCAAAAAGCTTGGCTTTCAAGGAAGATGAACTCTCGTTCCTCAAGAGCAACCCCGGCGGGAAGCCCAAGTAATCACGTTGCTAACCGTTACCATTCGCCCCCTAAAATAGGCGAGCGGATGGGAAGGGGTAGGCCAGAGGTTGTGGCCTATCTCAAAGGGAGGTCCGAGTAATGAGCCTCGCAAAGAGAGCGCATGACCTTGGGTGGGTCATACACTACACTATTGTGTGTCCGAATTGACGGTGTGTGTGCTCAGGAGGGACGGCAAACCGATTGGCGAATGGCGAGGCGGGAGCGGCTACACGATCATTTCCGGACTCCATCCGGACGGTTTTACGTATCGGGTGATCGTGGATGCGCCCCCGCTGGCAATATCGTTTGAGGAGATCGTTTGGCCGGAAGCTTGGCAAGGGGGGCGAAATCCGGCCGATTTTTGTTTTTCGACCTCTTCAGTGCCCCAAGAAGGGCGGAATCAACGTCTTATCTCAAAGGGAGGTCCGAGTAATGAGCCTCGCAAAGAGAGCGCATGACCTTGGGTGGGTCATACGCCCCTCAGGAGGTAGAGAGAATCAATTAACTACGCCTCAACGTTATCCCCGTCTCATCGAACAAGCAAGTGAAGAAGACGATGTCGGTTTTGAGGCCGAGTTCGATGGGGCCGACGGGGCGATCTGTCCCGGCGAGCAGGGCTATGAGGCGTGCGTTGATGGCTCGCAGTCCGTCTTCGCCGATGATGTGGGCGAAGCGATCGCTGGAGCTTTTGGCGAAGGCTTTGATTCCTTCGACACGACCGATTTTCAGGAACCACTGGAGCAGCGGGCTATCGGCAAGGCGGATGCAGAAGTCGCGGTGGTCGAGACTTTTGTAGTGCCGGGCGATGTTGCTGCGCAGGGCGAGGACGCTATGGCGGGCGATGGAGGCCGAATCACGATTTTATAACTCCCTCGAAAACCGCATCTTCCGCCGCGGCCTTATCAAGAAAGGTGGCGATGAGGAGGAGGGTGGCGGCACTGGGGTTACCGAGCCCCTGCTCCCAATGCTCGATGGTGCGGGAGCTGCCGCCGACCTTGGCGGCGAGGTCCCGGACGGAGAGCCCCAGGGTGGCGCGTATGGCTTTGATGCCGGATGCGTAAATAAGCAACTCGCCGCCGTCGTCGAGGATGACGGGGCGGGCGTTCGAACTGGCGGGATGGTCGGTGGTTATTTTCATTTTTAACCGCAAAACCCGCCGTCCGGGTGAGGGATAGGCGGGTGAGTGGGAGGAGGCGGGTGGAGGTCACCCAGCAAATTTATCAACCTCCCTGCAATACCAATCCGGGGCGGCGGCGAGCTGGTCGGTTGTCAGGTTTTCGGGACGGTAGAGATTCATCCCGGCCTGGGATGCATCCACATTATCAAGCCATGATGGCGTGATAATGCTTTCGGCGATCCGCTTTGCGTCGGCATGTGTGGCATTATCCGGCAGCCCGGATACGGCAATTGTCATGCATCCGTTGCTGTATCCCGGCTTTGCCCCGTCCTGCTGAGGCATGAGGTTCCCGCCACTGGCGAGGCTGTGCTTTAATTTAATCGTTTTCATGTTTTGGATTGCCTTCGACGTGTCGACAATACGAAAAAATCGTATTATCGCAATACTTATTTTAAGTATTTTGCATTTTCTTTTTGCCGGGGGGAGCGGCGGGGGATTTCGGGGGATGGGATTTGCGGGGGGGGTGTGGGAGCTTGGCTCAAATCTAGCGTTTTATCGTTCATTTTCTGTCCAAAGGTCTCCTTAAATCATCTTGTTTTCAAAAATAATGATTTTTTGAGAGACAAGAGGTTTTGTGGTCTTGAAATGAACGACAAATGGGAGCGGCAGGAGGCGGGAAATTTTATTTTCCCTGAATTTCCAAAACCCACTCAATCGCGTTAATGACGATCCAGTAATCATCCGGATTTACATCGCAGATCATTGCATCTGCGGACTCTGGGCAGACATTGTCGATCATTGCATCTGCGGACTCTGGGCAACCATGAGCGTCGAGATAATCAAGAAAATCGCGGATATCATCTGGTTTATCTAAGATTTCCCGCCGGATCTCGACAACCTCGTCCTCAACCTCATCAGGCATGATTTTAGCCTTTTTTTTGCTCGCTGATGATAGCCATGCGGATCCTCTCTCATTGTCCTCAAGCGCTCGCTCGCCCGCCATGATCAGGCTATGATTGATGAGCGGGATGGAGTTATTAAGCGCTCCCTCGTTATCGTTAGTCGCGGGATGCACCATTATCGGGACACCATGACGTTGCGCCAAATGCAGCCATTTGAGATCTTTGGGAGCTCCCTGGGAGCGCTCAATCGTCGGGACATCATCATCCGCCACGACGGAGTTTGATGGTGCGGCGAGGTCGTATGGTGCCGCTAGCACGTCGGGGTTTTCGAGGGATATTTTAGCGACGCATCCCAAAAAAACTGCCCAGCCGTCGCTCATGGCCGTCATACGCAACTCCCATTCTTTCCTAGCACGGGCTGGCTCAATGATTTTGCTATCAATGATTTGTTGAGCCTGCCTCGCATTGAGGGGCGACTCCTGAAACTGAGGGTGGAGGACGAGCTGCAAGGCCTCCTCTCGTCTATCAACTGGTAGATGGAGGACCATACCTAGGACGCCTAGAGATACCTCTCGGCGAGAGGCGAACTCTTGCGCCTCAACTGGTAGATCAAGCAGTCCTTGGCGTAGTCCAACCCACTCGATTGATCGATGGATGCGCGATGACACCTCCTCTACCGTCAGTCCAGCTCTCTCAATCAATAACCGGACGCCTCGCGCCTCCTCGCATGGGTCTAGGTCAACTCGTTGCAGGTTTTCGATCAACATCATAGACAACGCCCCTGAGTCCGTCATGGCCTCCGCGATTGCGGGGACGTGAGACATGCCCAGCGACCTTGCGGCCCTCCAGCGACGCTCTCCTGCTACGATCTCATAGCCCTCGCTTGTCGGCCTGACAAGCAGCGGCTGTTTGATGCCATAGCATTTGATTGACTCCCTAAATTCGTCCCACGTCTCGCCCGATGTCGCCACGATACGGTTTTCTGGATGCGGCTTGATATCTCCGGTTTCCAGCATTTCAATTATCAATCCTGTTTTCATTGTTTTTGTTTCCTTCGATTTTGGTTTCCCCTTTGCGCCGCCGAATACTTCCTGCATGTTGACGCGCTTTTCTGATATTTCATATGTGCAACCGCCCCGCTTTCGGCGACGGTCTTGATGACTAAAACTTTGATCCTAGCGCTCCATCTTGCGCGGTTGCCCCGATTGTCACCCTCCCCGAATGTTTTACCGATGTCGTGTAGGCTCATACCATTGATTGCATGAGAGCAAAACGACTTTGCGAGAGCATAGACACGACGCATTGCATAGGCCGGTTGCGATGGTCGATCGTCCGAAAAAATGAAACACATTAGTCGTCCAACTGTCTCATCTCGGACCTCGTAGCCTCTGCCATCATCTCCGGCCTGAGATAGTAGTTGTGCGATTGAGTCGCATCGTCTCGCGCTGACTCCGTCGTCTGATAGAGCCCCCTCATAGATCGACTCCATGCAGTCCGATGATACGCCGATAAGAAGGTGTGGATAAAACTCGCGAGCAACTGAGTAGAGCCTGCGGGTCGCGTAGCAGAGCTTTTTGGGGAGCGCGTCCCCGAATAGGTAGCCAATAAAGCGCCGCATCGCCTCAACCTGCATCTCAATCTCGGACGCCCTCTCATCATCCTCATTATGCTCCTCCCTCGCCATCGCGGCGTCATCCGGGGACTGAAAATGCAGCGACTGGATCCCGTTTGTCGGGTCCATACGACCGCCGCGATGGGCTGCCCCTATCCGGTCCTCGTCGCTCATCTCGATCATTGTTTTATGATCGGTCCCCCTAATATGCGCCATGCGAGCGCCGCAACCGCTTAAATTTGCCCATTGCCAAGGGCTGCAAGCTGGACCACCCCATCGGCCACCCCATCGGCCACCCCATCGGCCACCCCACCCACGTTGGGTTCATGAGCCTGCCGTAAGATGCGGCGTGGGTAGTCCTCGATCTCGACAGCGGCGCGGGTAGTCCCTCCGCCGCCGCCTGCAAATAGTGCCAGCTCATTTATTTTCAATTTTCATTTCCGCGTTTATTGCCTAATGACCCTAGTTTCTTTTCGACCTGCTACCCTTAACGGGGAGCGGGTGATTTTTTTCTTTTTTTTCTTTTTTTTTCTTTTTTTTTGATGCTCGGCCTCACTTAAATACGAATTTCGCGCGTTTTGTAAAGTGTTTTTTCTATTTATTCATGGATGCTCATTTTTAGTAAAATCTTGTCGTTGGAGGATTGAAATTGAGGGTTAAGTCAGCGCATGGGCCATGCCTATTTTTAGCTATCCTGACCAGCTTTTCTATCGGAATATTAGGGTCATCCATCTCATCGCCCTTGCTCCCTAGCAATATGATCGTGTCTGCGTCCTGCTCAAGAGATCCAGACTCTTTGAGGGCATTAACCTCTGGATTGTCATTTTTAGATCCCCGCCCTAGTTGAGCCAGTAGGACTAATGCGATATCAAGAGCCTTGCATGTCCGGTGGAGCACGTCGGTAGCGTTGATGATCCTCAGCCTCAAATCTGACCGCTCCTCAGGAAGCGCGGCAGGGAGCTTTTGAATGTAATCAATTATCACGACCTTGATCGGAGATTGTTGGTGCATCCGTCTGATTTTTGCGGCTATCTCGACCGCGTTGCAAATCCGATCATCCATCCTAAGAGAGCAATCCTTAGTCTCGCTCATTCGGCGCTCAATTTTATGGATGTCCTCTTTCGAGATTTGCTTATCCCTAATCCGTTTTGCTGATACGTGAGCGGACACCGCCATCAATCTCGTCGTTAGATACGACCTCTTACCCTCGACCGCAAAAAGAGCGGTTGGTATGTCGAGCCTAAGCGCGAGATTTTCAGCGAGTGATATTGCAAATGCTGTTTTGCCCATCGCTGGCCGAGCACCTATTACGGTAATCTCGCCTGGATGCAGCCCTCCCGTGATGGAGTCGATGGTATCAAATCCGGTAGGGATGCCCTCGCCCTTGTCGGCCATTAGGACGGACATAAGCTCGCGGTAGGCGCATTTGAGGGAGTAGTCATAGCCAGCCTTGTCCTCAGCGTCTTGCCCTATCGTTAGGGCTCCTAGCTCTAGCCTAGAGATCATCTCCGTTACGTCGGTTGTATCGTAGGCATCGCTCACTATTTTAGCTCCGAATTTGATGATCGCCCTAAGGACGCTTGCATCTAGGACCAGTTTTGCATGACTCTTAAAATGCGCGGCAGATGGCGCGTAGGTGTAAATTTCGGTAAGCGCCGATGGTCCACCGATGGTCATCATCGTCCCGTCATCCATCATCGTCTTTGCGAGATCGATCAACTCAATGACCTCTCCCCGATTCTGTTTTTCGAGAAAAATTGAATATAGCTTGGCGTGAGCTGGTGCGTAGAACGATGCCGGGGATAATCCCATCTCGATGGCGAGAGGGACGAACTCAACCGGATCCTGCAACATGGACGACAGTATTGATTTTTCAGGCCCGTCGGCATGAGGCGGCGTTTTGATATCTGCAAATGGGCTCATTTAGAGATGGTTTTGATTTTGGCGATGATCTCGTTGCGGAGCGGGATATCGACGTGCCCCCACTGGATCGGGATATGACCGTTAGGGATTAGCTCCCGGAAGGCGATTTCCCATCCTGTGGGACCGCTCACGGGGTTTTTGGCCTGATTTGGTCCACTAGGGCCACTCGCATCCGGAAAGCTCGCATACTTCGAATTTGCGAACCAGCGATGCAGTCCGGGGACAAACGCCCCGCCATCTTTTGTCCACTCATCGCATTTAAGCCATGCCCTAAAAGTTTCCAGGACGCTCTCATCGCTTGGTTTATCCCTGATTAGATCCCACTCCGCCAATACCTGTCTCTGGCTGGATCTGTTTTTTGATTTTGCGGGAGCGAGTCCCCATATTGTTTCGAGGAGTTTGTTCGGGGGTTTTTCAGGGGTACGTCTTTTCTTGGATTCTTCTTCTGCTTCTTCTTCTGCTTCTGCTTCTGCTTCTGCTTCTGCTTCTGCTTCTGCTTCTGCTATATCCCTCTTTTGCGTTACTATGGCGTTACCTTGCGTTACTATGGCGTTACCTTGCGTTACTATGGCGTTACGCTCTCGGTGTCTCTTTTGCCTAGCAGCGTTAGCGGCCTTAGAATCCTCTCTTGAGGCCATGAGCCTATATTTGGCGTGGTTTAGGAGATCCCATCCGCCGTCGATCGCCTCAATCCTCCGCCCCTCGTGGTCTGGAGTCCGAGAATATTTGTCGGGGCTAGATAAGCAGTCAAGAGCTCTCTCGACATCATCAATGCTAACTGAGGCTACCCGGGACAGTCCGGGAATGCTCGCGTGGACCTCTCCGTTTTGATCGGCGAGGGCTAGCATTGTGATCCAGACGATCCTGGTCTTGTCGTCCTCTGTCCATATCGTTGATGTGATAATGGAATTGAAGAGTTTTGTGTAATTTGGCATGGTTTTTGCGTTACTGTAACGGCTAGGCGTTACTATACCCTTCCTCAACATCAGCAAGGATTTTCTCAACAATGATCCTGACCCTGTCAGTAACATAATAATGAGCCAGCGACTTCGTAGATATCCCCATGACCTGCCTAGTCTCAACTCGGATAAGGCCGCCCTCAATTAAGCGTGCGGCGTATCCATCGACTACCTGACACTTTGACGAGGTTATGGCCATCAGATGGCTGACTCTGATTCCGGGGCGATCATAGGCCGCTAGTAAAAACAGGGCCTGCTTTGTCGAGCGGACTCCTATCCTGTCGAGATGCGATAGGATGATGAGGGTTTGTCTTTGTGGTGTCATAACTTGTCTCTTTCTATCTCTAGCGCTTCATTCATCACTTTAACTTTTTTCATATTGTTGTTTTCTTCAGTTTTTGGAAATGCCTTATTAAGGGCGTTGCAAATTAGGTGCATGGCCTCCTTATGTCTAAGTTCGCCATCCACCCACTGCGAACATTCGAGCAGAATGTTTTTAGCGGCATCGACAATGTGAGCGTCTGTCCCGCATTTGTAATGTGATAATACCCTAAAGGGCGGGGTGAAAGGGAGTTCGTTCATGACTCTTTAACTTTTTTTATATTGTTGTTTTCTTCTTCAAATTAGGAAACTTCCTAACATCGTCTTTTAATCGATGGATCTCACTCTTTACTATAATCGACTCCATGCGTATAGATACCATGGCATTCAGCGCCTCTTTTAGCTGTCTTTGCATCTCATCGCGCTGCATCTCCATCCCGCGCTTAACCTCAAAGATGCGTTCTAGCTCGTCCCTGGCCTCCTCAAGCTCATGTGAGAGCCTATCTATGAGTTTCATTTGATGCCTCCTCTCGATGCTAGCTCGCCTTTTTCGGTTAGGAAGAAATGAGGTCTAGGAGTGTTACCAAGGCCCTTTATTACGATACGCTTGATGATGATGAGATCCAGCGACACCAGAGACCTCATGTATCCATAGATAGAGTCCTCGCTGACACCCATCATGTTGCCGATTGCGGTAGAGTTTATGCCCGGCTTTGCCGCTATGAAGTCAAGGCATAGCTCTGAGTTTATGGTAGTTAATCCTATCGATCTATAATAGAGCGTCTTAATAGTCATTGCCCGACGCATTGCCGGATTCATTGCCGGATTCATGGTAGTGTTCATGGTAGTGTTCATTTGTTTTTTTGTTTTTTTTAAGTTTGGTCGTTTAGTTTGTCGTTTAGGGTTTTCATATTGTTGTTTTCTTCTAGGTTGCTCATGATTTTGCCCCAAGTTCGTATATTGAGATTCCTAGTCCGGCATTTCCGTCGTCAGCGTATTTCTTGATGGTCAAGTTTTTCACGATCTGGCAATCGTCTTGCCATAATCCGATTCCAGACTTATGGGACAGACAATCCCATACGGCCTTTTCCAAGTTGTCATTATCAGGTTTTACAATGTGATAGTTTGGTGCGGATTTCTTCAAAACATTGGCATTCTTTCCAGTCCCGAAATGGCTTTTCGGCCGGGCGAAGTAGAATGTCATATTGACGTAGATAGGGCATGTTACGCATCGACCAGCGTGTTTTTTGAGCTCCTGAGCTATTAGGTTTTTCCAGCCGTTAGCGGTGCCCGGATCGTAAATCCTAGCGCGTCCGCCTCCGAAGCTCGAGGCTCTCGTTCGAGGCTGCGCTTTAGGCTCCCCTGATATAAATTCTGAGGCTATGAGTTTCATTTGATGCCTCCTCTCGATGCTAGCGCATCTATCGCAGATTTCGCAATCTCCCACTGGTCAGAATATTTTCTGGTATTTTCGATAATGCTTTTTAGTGCTACGACCAGGTCGTCATGAGCGTTGCAGGCGCGGACGATGAAAGCCGCGTTGGCTTCGCTATGCTCGTTTGTGATGGCGAGCGTCGAAATAACCCCCCTATGATGGCTGCCCTCGTCGTCGTATCCGTCAACGGTGATCATCCACTGAGTGCCGGTGGCGTTCTGATCCAACCCCCATGGGGTTCGAGTGTGGGTCATGGCGACACCTCCTCACATGCAAGCGACTCTGACAGAGTAGGCATAGCCTCCCATATCGCAATCCCACTCAATGACTTTTCAAAATCATCGATGAACTCATCGGTTCGCCTAGTCAATTCATCGCAAAATTCCATAACCTCATTTCCTAGGTTGTCGGTGTATGAGTTTGGCGTGATCTCCATAACGCGATAATCAAATGGCATCGCTTCGTCATGGTAGATCATAAAAACCCATGATGGGCAACCAGTCAACCATAGCAGGCCGTGGACCTGAGGGTTGCAATCAGTAGGCATCGCGTTTTTGATGAAAATATCAACGTGCTTATCGTAATTATAGCACTTGATTTCAAGGCCGGAAACTAGCCGTTCCGAGTCGTAGATCAAGCCATCTGGCGACCCAGCGCAAAGGCCGTTGTCATGTTCGATGCTCGCGACCTCGATCACTCCGATATCAGCACGCTCTCTGAATAGAGAGCGCGCGATCGGCTCTAACATTGTCCCTCGCTCGGTATATTCATTTCCTGACCATGGCGGCAGGGTATAGATGGTCGACACTGCGCATTTGCGCATGTATGCCTCCCTTTGGTTTGAGATCTTTCCGCCGCCCGTGAAGATTTTTCCAAATTCGGAGGCGGTAGCCCTGACCGATCGGAATTTAAGCCATTCAGCTGAGCCCTGCCCGAACGATTTATGAATGATCATTACTCATCCCCTCCTTCTATCTCATCGAAATCTTCCAGCTTAAATCCGCCCTTTAATGATTGCGAATATTGGATCATAATCTTATCGCCTTTTCGCCCCGCGAGCCGCTCATAAAGCGACTCTGAGAAGGTGAAAAATTCCACGTTCTTTTCACCGCCTACGTCGTCCGGGATTTCGCAAATCGCAACGAAATATTTCTTTCCGGTAGCGGAATCCATCTCGGAAATATCGGTCAGGGTTGCGGCGCTCGCATGGCGGGAGATGGTCCGGCCAACGGCAGGCTTCTTTTCAGGGTTCGGGGCAGCGATCTTTTTGGCCTCTGCGGTCCTTTTTTCATATACCTCCGCGATTGATTGGCCGGGCGGAGTCACGTTTCGAATCCATTTCGAATCCATCTCATCGGGCGCGTAGACACCAAGGATTACCTCTGGAGCGTATCTACGCGCCCACTGACGAGCTCCCCTATATGCCAGCATTTGATCATAATTCGCGGCCTTCCATGGCGATCCATCGTGGGTCGTTTTCCAGGTTGATACCGTTCCCTCGATTGATTCGAGGGCGCCATCAACGACGGCTGAAACGATTATTTTTCGCTTCTCGCCCTCGCCACTATATTCATATTTTAGCCTTATTCCTAGCCCCGATTTGATGGCTGCAGCTATCAGTTTCCCCTCCCACATTAGTTTACCCCTAACTACTGACGCACTATCCATGACGGCGAATGGAGATAATCCCCATCTCTGCGCCTGCTCCACGACGCGGAAACAGTTCGACACGGTTTGATCGTCCGTATTCCCTTTTAGGGTATCAGGGACCAGCGATGATGACGCCAGTTGCCTGGCGATTTGACCCATTTGATCAAACGATCTAGGGTCGAATACGCTCAGGCCATTCCCGAACGATTTTTCATTCATTTCATTCATTTCATTCATTGTTTTTTTTTTTTTAGCTTTATTTGG